GGCTCTATTTAGTAAGGGATATTATGAAGATGATTTGATGATTGCTGTGCAAGCAAATTATACGGATATGCCTAGAACATGGTTTATTGGGTCTGGACTTGAGTCAGAGCGCTTGGATGATGAGAGGACTATGACTCCTGCTCAATACCGCCATAAATGGAGGGCTGATTATCTGGAGACAATCGATAACGCTATTATTCAGCCTGAGTGGTTTGATTCGTGCGTAGATGCGCACATAAAGCTTGGCTTTGAGGCGCTTGGCCAAGAGCGATGCGCTTACGATCCGTCTGATGATGGTGAAGATCCGGCAGCGTGGGGATACCAGCATGGCTCTGTTGTAAAGTCTGTTAAAGAGATCGAGGGTGGGAATATTGTAAGCAAGACTGATGCGGCTATTACTTACACCGCATCAGCAAAACCAGATGCTTTCACTTGGGATTGCGATGGCATGGGTGCTGGCCTTACATTCCAGATTGACCAAGGACTTGGGAAAAAGAAAATAGTAATTGAGCAGTTCAAGGGATCTTTTGGTGCAGATAAGCCGGACGCCATTTATATGCCAGTGTCTAGTATGGATAGACATAAACAGAAGACAAACAAGGAAACATTTCTTAATTGGCGATCTCAGTTCTACACTTCTCTTGCCGACAAGATGCTTAGGACACACCTTGCTGTAATTAAGGGCGTGAAGGTATATAATCCCGACGAATTGATATCATTTAGCTCAGAGATTGAGGATATAGATGGTCTTAAAACTGAGATTTGTAGGATACCTTTAAAGCCAGGAGGTAGAGTTCAGATTCTCAGCAAACCTGAAATGAAGAAGCTTGGCATTGATAGCCCAAACAGGGCTGATGTTGTTATGATGTTGCAAAGAGAAATAGAAGCCAAGAAATCACCGCTCCTTATAGACTTCGACTAGGTGCACCATGAAATTTGACGATCATGACAAGGTTATAGAGTGCCGCAAGACCGCGCAGAACGTAGAGTGCGACAGTCGGGACAGATTCCGCGAGACAATCCACTTTATAACGAAGAAGGATGGCCAGTGGGAGCCGGACATTATCGACCGCTTCGACAACTACGGCCGTCCCCGGTATACATTCGATCTCACCAAACCGAAATTACTCAAGGCGTGGGGCGAGATAGCAGACCAAGAGATACAGATAAACGTTAAGCCTGCCGGGGGTGATGCCAATAAAGACACCGCCAAGACTATTGCTGGGCTTTTAAGAAACATCGAATACCAGTCAGGGGCCCGAGACATCTATTCCACTGTAACGCGCCGATTCATGACCTGCGGGTTCGATGCGGGGATGGTTGAGCAGGACTGGGCGGACAATGACTCATTCAGCCAAGAGCTGTTTATCCGGCCCATAACTGATGCTGTTGACCGGGTGTGGTTTCTGGGCAACTGGACTGACCCAACAGGCTGTGACGCCCCGGCTGTCACGCTGGACCACATGCTGGACGAAGAAGAATTCAAGGAAATGTTTGATGTGGGGCGGAAGTGCAATAGCCTCGATACCGACTCGTTTAACAATTATTACTACCACAAGCGTAAAGGCTCTATCGTCTCCCAGTTGTTTTATAAGGAGTCCATTACAAAGACCCTGATAGAAGGGCCTAACGGTGAGGTTATTGATGCTGAAGACCAACAGAGCATCGACGCGATAGCAGCCAAATACCCAGATTATGATATTGAGTCGGCCCGTAAGCGGGAGAGACAATCATTTAAGGTCATGACCCGGTATTACGATGCCGAAGATTGGCTTAATGACCCAGAAGAGATTGTATTCGACTTATTGCCCATCGTTCTTGCTCTGCCTAACTTTGAGATCGTAGAGAACAAGCCTATCTCAATGGGCATGGTTGAGCCTCTGATGGATCAGCAGCGCGTACACAACTATGCTGTTTCAAAGTATGTGGGCGATTCTGCCTTGGCTCCCAAGCCCAAGATCTGGGCAACAGACGAGCACCTTGATGGTTACGAATCCAAATTAAAATCATATAACGACAACAAAGACCCAGTGTTTATATATAACGCTGTTCCCGATGCGCCGCCTCCTTTCCAGATGGGGGCCACCGGTGCAGACCAGTCTTTGCTTGGATTGGTTGACATGACCCGTGTTGCGCTTGACGAAAGCTCCGGACTGTTTGGTCCATCCATGGGCAAGCAGATGGGCCAGCAATCCGGGTATGCGATTGAGCAACTTCAGCACAAAGGTGACGTAGGTTCTCTTGAGTACCACAATACGATTGTTCGTTTTGCCCAACAGATAGCCAAGATCTGTGTTCGTGCTATCCCAAAGGTTTACGACACGCCAATGATTAAGCGTGTGATTGGCGAGGACGGAGATTCTGAGGACGTCGAGATTAATCAAACCATCATGGGTCCAACTGGGCCAATGGTATTAAATGATCTCACCAAAGGCGTTTATGACGTTTACTGTGATATTGGCCCGGCTTACCGGTCACGACGCACAGAGACGACCGACAAACTTGTTTCTCTCGGCCAGATTGACCCGTCTATCGTTGCCCAGAATAAAGACATTATTATTGGCTCCATTGACTTGCCAGGCATGGAATTGGCTGCTGGTCGTGCCAGAGCTGAGCTGCTTAAGGCTGGCGCAATTCCGCCCGACCAATGGACTGACGAGGAGGAGAGAGAAGCCGAAGAGGCCGCTGCCGCCGCTGCTGCAAATCCGCCGCCACCAGATCCTATGACGCTCGTAGCACAGGCTGAGGTGGAAAAGGCGCAGGCTCAGACACAAAAGGTTGAAGTTGAAGCGCAGACAGCTCTGATCAAGGCGCAACAAGCGCAACAGAAGATGGACTTTGAGCAAGAGAAGCAAAAGATTGAGCTGCTGAGAGCGGGTCAGGACCAGATCCTTGGGCAGCAGACTGAGGTCGTAAACATGCTTAAAACAATGTCGGAAATACTGAAAAACATTGGCGAGAGCAGCGAGAAAGATGTAAGTCTATCGCCGTCTGCACAGCAGGCATACGACGAGCAGGCTGGAAAGATTGGAGCGCTTCAAGATGGCGTGTGATGTTATAACTTTACATATTTTAACCCAGTGATATACTTGACAACAGTGACCCAATGAGGTTTAGCCATGCAATACGAGCAAGATAGCGACCTGCAAGACCAGCAAGACGATTACGAAGCAGAAGTTGAAAATCAAGTGGACGAGCTTGATGACGCCGAAGCAGAAGAGTCGGAAGGTGAGGGCGAGCAAGGGGCAAGACAGGAAAAGGCAAAGAGTAACTTTGTAGATTTCGACAAGATTCCAGATGAGGACCTGCGTCATCAGGTTAAATCAAGAGTCGGAGAACTTTACAGAAAATCACTCGAAGCCGATCAGGCCAAGACGAAACTGCAAAAACTGCAAGAAGAGCTTGACGCAATAAAGGCAGAGAAAGAACTGGTTGTTGTTGAGGAGCCAAGTGTCGACTTAGCGATTGACAATCCAACCAAATTTGCCCAACAGCAGAAAGCATATTCTGAATATCTTGTTAAGAAACACCAACAAGAGCAGATGCAGCAAGCCAAGGCCAAGCAGGCTGAAGAGGCAAATAAGCAGGTAATTGCTCAGAAATCGGCGGAATACCACAAGCGAGCAATAGAGCTTAAGGTTGATGCCAATTTACACAAGGCCGCAATAGATAACGCGACGTCAGCGGGAGTACTCACTGATGTTGTGACGCAGTATCTATTAAAGCACAAGGCTGGTCCGGCCATCATGACGCACATTGGTAGCAATTTTGAAGAGCTGCATAAATTGAGTCAGATGGATGACGGATCGCGCCTAGAGTACATTATCGAAAATATTGCCCCTAAAGCCATGCAACGAAAGACTCCTGGTGCGCCACCGCCTCCAACAAAGGTTAAAGGCGCTCGCAATCCTGAAAACTCTCCGGTTAAAAACTGGAAAGTATATTAAGAGGTTAAGCTATCATGGCTAACAATTTTGACAGTAACGTAGAGAAACGCTTGGCTGCGTCGTTCATCAAGAACTTCGAATCAGCCCGCGTTTTAACCAAAACCGTTAATACCCAGCTGGTATCAGGTAATAACGGCATCAATCCAAAAACCGGTGATACCGTTTTCGTTCGCCGCCCTTATGAAGCGCTGGCTGTTGAGACTGCCAAAGGTGATATTACTGGCCTGACTGGTGATATTACTTCTGGTCAAGCCCCTGTAACCGTGCAGAACTTCATTACCACTTTCGCCGAGTGGGACATCATCGACGAAGCTATCCGTATGGACCGCATGGATGAAATCCTGCGTCCGTATGCCACTCGTCTGGTTACTCAGCTAGAAGGAAACCTGGGCCGCTTCATGCAGCGCAATTCTGGCTTGCTGTCTGGAGTTCCCGGAACTCCTATCACCAAGTGGTCCGATGTTGCAGCGTTTAACACTCTGCTTGAGTCAATGGGTGTTCCTACGCTGGACGGCAATGCGTATGCAGTACTTTCTCCTGCTGTGCGTGAAAACCTTGCTGACCTGCAAAGCGGTCTGGCCTCAGGCGATAACGAGCTGGTCAATCAGGCATGGCGTAAGGCGCGGATCAGTAAAGACTTTGGCGGTATTACTGCCTTGTCAAGCAATCATATCCCGACCTATCAGTCAGGTGCTTCTGTGGCTCGTACGGGCACCATTGGTGCTACGCCGACAGCAACCTATGTCGCCGCTAAAGACACGATGACCCAGACTGTTGTGTTGAGCGGATTGACAGCATCTACTGTCAATGCTGTTCGCCCCGGTGATCAGATCTTGATTACCCAGGCCGGACGCTCACGGATTAACCCGCACACAAAAGAGATTATCTTTGATACAGGCGGTGATCCGGTTTCGTGGACCTACACCGTTGTAACAGGCGGCGATACAGATGGTGCTGGCGATGTGACTGTGACTGTGACAGGCGCGGCTATCAACGAGGACGGCGCGTACGACAACATTTCAACACCGATCACATCTGGTGATACGTTTGCGTTGCTTGGCAACACTAATGTTAGTTATCAATCCGCACTGTTCTACCACCGCGATGCGTTTGCGCTGGCATCTGTTCGTATCCCTAAACTGCACTCTAAAGATACCATTATGGAGTCAGAAGACGGGTTTATGATTCGTATGACTCGCTACTCAAACGGTGATGCCAACACCAACAAGGTGCGTTTTGACTTGTTGCCTGCATTTGGTGTGCTTCAGCCGCTGTTCGCTGGTAACGGATTCGGTAAACCGTAGTCAAAGTAAGGCGCTCATAACGGGCGCCTTTACCTTTAAAGGAGATCAGAAATGAACAGCATTCAGATTGTTAAAGTTGTGAATGGCAAGCGCCAAGAGGCTTCTGTTGAAGATCGTTATCTTGAGCATTTCAAGCGCGATGGCTGGGAAGTTAAGGGCGAAGAATCACAGGAAACCATTGAAGAAATGGGCGGCGTTGAAGCTGGTCGACGGTCCGATTCTGATGTGGGTCATGAGCCAGAAGATAAGTCTGACGAAGATCGCGATAATGATCTCAACACTATCGACAGCATGGATGATAAAGATGCTATCGTTAAGTTCGTTGAAGAAAATTATGGCGAATCCGTCGACAAGCGCGGAAGCGTTGAAACCGTTAAAGAAAAAGCCAAGGCGGTAATCAATGAAAGCGAGCGAGTGGATTAGAGACGCGCTGCAAGAATTGGGGCAGCTGGCTGCTGAGCAGCCGGTTACCCCTGACCAATTTCAAACCGGTATTCGTTATGCCAATCGATTGATGGCCTCCCATGAAAATCTGGGGTTGGGGTATACGATTATCGACAATGCTAACGATACTGTGACAATCCCTGCATACGCTGAAGAATGGGCTGTTTACGGTCTCGCTGTGCGTATGAACACGCAGTTTGGACCGAACGAATCCATCATGGAGCTGGAGAATAAGGAAAGGAAGGCCTATCGGCAGCTTCTCAAGCAACAGCCAGCAGATATTGCGATGGATTATCCTTCAATCCTCCCGATTGGCTCTGGTAATCCTAACTGGGATTGCGACCGCCATTTTTACCCTGGACCAGAAAACAATCTCACCACCGAGCAGGGTGATTATCTAATAGCCGAGGACTAAATGGCCAAGCGAATCGGCAGAATAGAACTTCCCTTCACTGACGGCTTCTATCTTTCGAGGTCCAAGCCGCAGTCTTCCAAGATATGCGTTAACTGGCAACCAAACGATAACACTCAGGCTACATTGAGCGGATCAAACCTGTATGCCTCTCCGGGGCTGTCAGAGGTTCTCGACGGTCTGGATGGTATAGGGCGTGGGTCACACTCATTTAATGGCGTTTTATACACGGTAAATGGTGAAAAGCTCTATCGGATAGACCGCACCGTTAATCCTGATGGTGGCGAATCCTATTCGCCTGTTGACGTGGCTGATATTCCCGGATCAGGACGTGTTATTTTTGCCTCAACTGCCGGACAGCTTGTCATTGTCGAGCCAGACATTCGTGCGTATGTGTACGACGGTGCAACGTTGACCGATTTGTACGGTGTTACCAACGTAATGACGCCGATAAGAGACGTTATTCAGATCAATTCTTTCTTTCTGTTTTGCCAAACGGGTACGAACTGGTTATTCCACTCCGCTCTCAATGACGGGAAAATTTATGCCGCGCTAGATCGTTGGCAGGTTACGCAAATACCCGAAACTATAGGGCTGATAAACTTCCGTGGCCAAGCCTATATAATGGGTGAGTACTCTACGGTGCCGTTTGTTGGGCGTGCGAGCAATCAATTCGCATTTCAGGTAATACCAAACGGTATTATTGATTGTGGGCTAGCTGGAACGCATGCAAAAACACTCTTCCGTGGATCATTCGTATTTCTTGGGTCTGGAGAAAATGCCGAACAGCAAGTTTGGTTAATGTCCGGCGCATATCCCCAGACAATCAGTACTGAGCCGCTGGACTATTTAATCCAAAACGAATCCCGCGAAAGCATCCAAACCTCTTTCATGATGCGCCACTCACAAGATGGTGCTGAGTTCCTGTGCTTCCGGATTGGTGACTATTGTTTCGTCTATGATTTAGTTGTAGGGCGATGGCATGAGCGGCGCTCCAGAATTCCGTTTGGTGATGACTTCCTTGATACGCCATGGCGTGTTAATAGCATTACTCAGATCTACAATAAGGTGTTCGTAACGGATTCTGCTGATTCTATTCTCGGCGTGATTGATGACCTATCAGCGACCGAGTACGGCATAAACTTGCACCGAAAGGTCAGAACTCAGCCATTTATGAATATGGGCATCAGGCAGCGTGTATGGGCTATTGAGGCTTATTTTGATGTTGGATATTCGGATGAGGAAAGTCTTCAGCTCAGATGGTCTGATGACGGCGGTTTCACGTGGTCCAACTGGATTTCGCGGCCCCTTGGCGCTGTTGGTGAGTATGGCCGCAGGGTTGTATTTGACCGGCTTGGAGCATTCCCAAATACGCGCATGTTAGAATTTGTCTACACCGGTATTAATCCAGCATCGTTTAACAAACTATTAGCGAACGTCACATGATCATACCTCCACAAACTGCTTATCCTATAGTCAGGGCAGACGCCACCGCAGAGAGCCAGATGGAGGGCTGGATGCGCGAGGTTTCTGATAGGATAAACGCTATGGATGTGCAGGATGGAGCGGATACGCCCAATGGAAATGTATTCGCCCCGGCAAAAACGTTTTATCTCGATACCGCACTTGGTCAGCTGTGGTTTAAGACAACCGACGAAACATTAGACACGGGATGGATACAGCTGGGATGATTATTATTGATGACTTTCTAGAGAGCTACCATGTTCTCAAACATCACATTCTTTCTGCTCCGTTCGGTGATGTTGTTAATCCTGCTGATGGTATTGTTTACCCACTTATCTGTGTGTCTCTGCCGGTTGTGGTTAGATCCGAACTGGATAGACGAATAGCTGATGTTATTGGGCGTCCACCGGAAAAATCCACTGTATTTATGCGAAAATCGCCGCATGGTATACCGGGGCCTCGCGTCGCGCACACTGACATTTCTATGGGGCGACTTAGCCTTATGTTATACTGTAACGAGTACGAAGGTGGCGGGACCGCATTTCTGCGCCACCGAGAAACCGGTATTTGTTACGCTCCTGAATCTCAGGAATATGTCGAAATGATGCAGCAAGACCAGAATTCACCAGAAAAATGGGCTGTTGTTGATATGGCACAAATGAAAGAGAATCGCGCTGTGATATTTGATGCTGGAAAATTCCATTGTGCAATGCCTGTCGGCGGTTTTGGTGAAAGCTCAGAAGCTAGAACAGTGCTGACGTGCTTCTTTAGTTGAGGAATTAAAATGAATGAATTATTTGCCATTGGATATTCCATAGTCGCAATCCTAGTGATTGTATTATGTATTGCAAGCATTTTCGCCATCAATAAAATTGCTGAAGAATCTATAAAAAGCGGAGAGTCAAGGCAAGATGAATATGAAAAGATTTTTGTCCCGGTTGGGATTTGTGGGACATGGTTGATCGTAAAGAAAAAATGATCAGACTGGCCATAAAAGAAGACTTCGAAACGATCCTCGATATGTCAGCAGAGTTTTGGCTGCATACTCAGTTTGATGAGCCATTTGAGCGTGAACATACGCTTGCCATGGTTGAGCTGGCGCACTCACAAGGATTGCTTGCTGTTGTAGATGTTGATGGACCGGTGGGCTTTTGCGCCGCCGTCAAAGCATATACAATGGGATCAAGCCAAGCATGGGCTGCAACAGAACTTGCTTGGTGGCTTAACCCCGAGTGCCGTGGGGGGAAACACGGTGTAGCGCTTCTCCAGTTCATGGAGAAGTTAGTGCAAGAGCAAAAGATTAAGTACTGGACCATGGTAGCCATGGAGTCATCCATGCCAGAAGTAATCGGCAAGATGTACGAAAAAATGGGCTATGTCCGCTCTGAAACGAGCTACACAAAGGTTTTTGATTATGGCAGCGATAACATCGGCGGTAGTGGTAGCGGGATCAGCGGCATATAGCGCCAAGAAAAACCGTGATGCCGCTAAAGATGCCTCTCGCGAGCAAGCAAGAGGTGTTGAAAACGCTCAAGAAATTCAGCGTGACTACACCGGCAGGGCTGTTGATCAGCTAGGCACACAATTTGATGCTGCACGACAAGCGCTTCTTTCCGGCCAGAACCAAGCCGGTCTGTTGCTCGATGAATCTGGGAATATCCTATCAGGTGGTTACGATCAGGCTAGGGGTGAGATAAATACCGGGTTTGGCAATGCCGACCGGTTATTGCAACAAGGCTATGGGCAGGCAGTTAACACCCTAAATCCTACTTATCAGCAAGGTCTACAATCCTCCGAGCTACAGGCAGCACTCTCTGGAGCATTAGGACCAGAGGCACGGCAAGCTGCTTATGATGAATTCATAGCGTCCCCAGGACAACAATGGCTAACTGGACAGGGCGAGCAATCCATTCTGCGTAATGCTGCTGCTTTGGGCGGTGGTCTCGGTGCGCAACCTCAAGTCATGCAAGAGCTTCAACAGAACGCCATTGGCATCGCTGCGCAAGACTTTTCCAACAATTACGCTCGCCTATCTGAGATTTCAGGTCGTGGCGATGCTGCTGCTAATTCTATTGCAAACCTTCAGGCTTCTCTCGCTGGCGGCAGGTCTGGAATACAGCAAAATCTTGCTCAAATCCTTGCCGGATTATCTACTGGGGAAGCGGGCAATCTAGCTGGTCTTAACACAGACAAAGCCAACATGGCAGCCAATACGCAGCAACAGATAGCACAGCTTTTGGCGAACCAAGGTACTGCCGTATCAAATGCATATATGCAGTCAGGCTCAGAGCAAACCCAGTTGGCACAGAACTTGGGTCAAGCTAATAGCGCTTACGATATTTACAAATCCCAAAACATGAACCCCTATTTGCAGGGCATTATTGGTGGTATTGGTGCATATTCAGGGGCCGGCGGAAGCTTTGGGCAAATGCTTGGCGGGGGTGGGGCTGGCGCAACGCAAGCTGGCTACACAGGAACTGCATATCAAAATTGGCTTAACCAACAGCGCGGAATGTAATTATGGTTTCTCCATTAGCTCCACAACAATTCGGGCAGGCGCCTAACTTCGGACAGCAGTTGCTTGGCGCTGTTGCACAAGGCCAAGGTATTCAAGCCAACAGTCAGGCGTTGCGTGCAGGCGAACAGCAAATGGCTCTACGCCAGCAAGGCGCTGATCAGCAGATGAGCGAAATTGAGTACCGCGATGGGGTTAGAAAATTAACCCTTCTGAGGAATCTTGCCTCTAATGCGCGAAAGCTTCCTCCTGATCAGCGCCAGCAATACGTCATGAGTGCCGCGCCAGCACTAGAATCGTTTGGGTATTCTGTCGAGCAAATAGCGCAACAGCCTTTGGGCGATGCTGCACTTGATCAGTTTATTTCTCAGCTTAATGCTGCCATACCGCAGGATTCAACAACCGTTCGCGTACAGTCGTCCCAGGTTCTTGATAACGGAACTACTGTTCAGGTGCTTACCGATGGATCTACGCGGGTAACAGACCCAAATGGCCGGGTCGTTGAAGGTGACCAGCGCGCACAAGCCATTCGAGACGCACAACAGTTCGGGGTTGATATTCAATCGCAACGAGCTGGCGGAAGGGCTGGCGCTGTACTTGATACACGGATAGACAAGGAGCCTAGGCTTCAGGATTTGACAACTCGCGCTACGAAAGAGGCGGAAAACGTCACAAAGACCAGCAAAGAATACTTCGATCAGTTGCAAAACATCGAGGGCAATATACGCAACTACGCCGAAGGTATCCGTCTTATCCGCGAAGAGGGGGCCAATTCAGGGGTTATCGCCCGTCGCCTTCCAAGTCTTACCGCAGCCAGCCAAAAACTGGATAACCTTCGCAACAGGCTTGGCCTGGATGTAGTTGGCGGCACTACTTTTGGCGCGCTCTCAGAAGCCGAGCTGGCAATGGCACTTGATACCGCGATGCCTAACAACTTGCAGCCAGAACAATTGGCAAAGTGGTTTGAAGACCGCATGACTGCCCAACAAAAGCTTGCTGACATTCTCGACGGGGCAGTGCAGTTCCTTAATGTGCCGGGCAATTCTCTTGCCGACCTAAGAGCGATGCAAAAACAACAGCGCACTACAGGCGGATCAGGTCAGGGTGCAGCAACTCCAGGCATGACTGAGCGCACACCAGCGTCCAGTCGCTATCAGATTGAGGTATTGCCTTAATGCCTACTTATGTGGTCACAGATCCCAATACCGGACAAAAGGTCCGCTTGACGGGTGACACTCCGCCAACTGATGAAGATCTTGACGAGATATTCGCCTCTATTCAGGAACCGGCACAGCCAGCTGAGCAGCCAGGAATTCTCCAGCAGATAGGCAATGTTGGCCTTGAAGCAGCAGCCGGGGTCAACCGAGGCGCAGCCGGATTAGTTGACTTTGCTGCATCCCTTCCCAATGCTGTGATGGAGCTGGCAGGATCAGATAAAAGAATCCCTTCCGCTGTTCAGGCATTGGCTCCTGCAACAACCGGCAACTTCATGGGCGAAGGGTTGGCTCGTGATGTTGTAAGACAAGGCTCTGAGCTTATCCCTGCTGGCGTAGCCACTGGAGCTGCATTACGCCAAGCAGCCGCGCAAGTTCCAGCCATGGCACAACCAACAGCAACGCAAGGAGTTATTCAGCAACTAGGCTCATCAACAGCCACACAGGATGCGCTATACGGCGGACTTTCTGGTACTGGATCAAAGCTAGGTGAAGAGGCTGGTCGTGCTGTGGGTGGTGAGACAGGCGCACAGATTGGAACACTTGTCGGCGGTATCGCCGCGCCTGCCGCAGTGGCTACCGGTGCAGGAATGGTTAACGCCGCAAGACAATCCAGCAATGATATTGCCTCCAGAATTCTAGCTGGTGATACAGCCAAAGATTTGGCGTCCTATCGAATTGACCCAAAGACGGTTAATAGTGCCGCACCTCGCGCAATCCCTGATCGTCAGGCTGCGGAAGTGATAAAGCAAGGTGTTGATGACGGTGTAGTTTCAGCCATTAAGCAATCCACCAAAGACAGCAAAAAGAAGATGCTGAAAATGGCATTGACTGCTGAGGCCGCAAAGAAAGATGCCGTTTATGGGTCGTACAATCGCCCCGCTGATATTGTTGGGGACTCCCTATCAGACCGTATCCGCTTCGTTAAGCAAGTCAACACTCAGGCCGGGAAGGAGCTGGACGGTGTTGCCAAGTCACTGCGCGGACAGCAAGCTGATGCGGAAACTCCGATCAGAAACTTCTACACACAGCTTGACGATCTCGGGGTGTCGTTTACCGATGAAGGTGTGCCGAACTTTCGTGGCTCTGATATTGAGGGAGTTACCGGTGCAGAAAAAGCCATTAAGCAGATCCTTGGTCGAGTTAATACGCTTAAGGGTGATGCTTATGATATGCACCGCCTGAAACGTTTTATTGATGAGCAAGTTGCTTACGGAAAAACAGCCGAGGGACTTACCGGTAAATCAGAAAGAATCCTTAAGGGATTGCGTGCCGACATTGACTCTTCGCTTGACTCTCAATTTCCCGCTTACAACGATGTTAATACTCGATATTCAGACACCATTCAGGCGCTAGATTCGTTTCAAGATGCAGCGGGGACAAAGGTTAATCTGTTTGGTGATAACGCTGATAAGGCGCTTGGTACAGTATCCAGACGGCTACTAAGCAATACCCAATCCCGCGTAAATATGATGGACTCAATAAAAAACCTGGAAGATGTGTCGCTTAAGTATGGTTCCAAGTTCGATGATGATATTATGGCGCAAGTTTTATTCGCTGATGAGCTTGATAAGCTTTTTGGAGCTGCCGCGAGAACATCATTGCAAGGTGATGTTGGTAAAGCCACAAAGCGCGGCATAGAGACCGCAACAGGTCAGAAGTCATTAACAGGACTAGCAATCGATGCTGCATCAGCCGGTGTCGAAAAGGCTCGCGGGATCAACGAAGAAAACGCATTCAAGGCCATTAAAGAACTTTTAAAGCGAGAAATTAAATAATGGGAAGACTATACAATCCAGCGCCGACATTCACGCTTAAAAACGGTGATATTGCATCGAACGGAAAGCTTTATTTCTACGAAAATGGCTCAACGACAACCAAAAAAGACACGTACAGTGATCCTGATCGTACCATTAAAAACATCAATCCGCTTCCGTTAACGGATGCCGGTCTTCTTCCGAATTGTTTTGGATCTGGCCTTTACACCGTTGTTTTAAAAGATTCGAACGATGTCCAGCAATGGGTACGAAATGATGTTTCGGTTGATGAGTTAACTGGACAATTTTCAAACTGGTCATCTGTTAAAAACTACAATATGAACGAAATTGTACGTTACACAGATGGCAATTATTACTACTCAGAAATTAATAACAATATCGGCAACCCGCCTTCAGTAAACTCTCAGTTTTGGACACAGATCGCTTTCATGGAGTTTTTCAACACTTCAAAGGCGGCAGATAATGGATATGAGCTTAATGATATTGTTATCTATGAAGGGTTTATTTACCGATCATTAGAGAACAACAACGGTGATACACCGCCAAGCGCCAAGTGGGCAAACCTAACATTCAATGATTCGGTTTCTGGTGATTTTTCTGTGGGCGGAAATCTTACGGTAACCGGAGGAATTACTACCTCATCAGAAATTAAAGCCGAGGGCGGGAAGATACAGATAGGCCCAGATGCCGGGCCAAAGTATTTTATAGATTCAGATGGCGAGGTAAGCGCTGATGATATTGATTATTTTCCTATAATCAATAGTAATTATTTTAGTGCAGCATCCTTAAATACAATTACAGCTACCCCAGTAGGCAGCTTAACTTCTGCTGTTCTGCAATATTGGGTGATTGGAAAACTTGCATTTGGTTTAATAACTTGCGAATGCTCTGGCGCTGTAGTTGGCATTGATATTGGCAATTTGCCTGTTGGCCATAGGCCAGCGGTTAACACTGTATTCCCAATAGCCGCATCGGATAATGAAAGAACGCTTACCATAGAAACAGGTGGCGATCTTATTGTTAATAATGTTTCCTATACACTTAAAAGATCAACATCAATAATTTGGGTTATTGCATAAGGGGCTGTAAATGTCTACAAAATTCTCCCAGTTCACGGCCCAAAGTACGGTATCCGATGACGACTATATCAACATCACTGGCGCGCAGAACCGACGCATACGCTGGCCAGACTTCCTTGACAATGTGTTTGATAGGATTGTAACCCCATTCATCTATCCCACTATCGAGTCTCTGCAAGAGGCTCCGCTGCGTGCCGATCAAGATAATCCCGTTTATGTTCGCGTAGAAGAAACTGAATACAGACTTTATAAGATAACGACTATCGAAGCCGGTCCAGACGACATCACCCTTGATAACGGCAACGTTGCAACGGCTCAGACAGAGTATCGCGATATTGGTTTCGTAGTTGGCCCAGAAAGTTCAACTGTTGGTAATCTTGCTGTTTATGACAATACAACCGGGACACTGCTTGCAGATGGACCAAATCCATCAACATTCGGCGTAAACCTTATTGAATTCCCCGATTCCGCATTAGATGGCTATATGCGGAAAAAGAACGACAATACACTGGAGATTATTACAGCAGGTCAATTAAAAGAGACATTAAATCTAGACCAAGTTAATAACACCTCAGATGCAAACAAGCCTATCTCAACAGCAACCCAAAGCGCACTTGACTTAAAGGCCGACACTTCGGCAGTCGACGCCATAGTTCTTGATCTAGAGTCCCAGATTAACGAGAGAGTACAATCCGTAGCAACGATTGCGGATTTGCGTGCGCTTACCGGGCTTTCTTACGGACAGGTTTTAGATGTGTCGTCCCACACATCTGGAAATGTAGGGTTTGGTGATTTTGATGTAATTGGCAACGGCACCGATGACGATGATGGGGTGTTTGTTAGCGCCGATGGAAAACAGCTTAAAAGACGTCTTGTTGGGTCGGTAACTCCTATGATGTTCGGGGCATTGTGCAACGGCACCAGCGATGACACAGCAGCATTTCAGGCTATGCTTGATTACATTGCTAATGGTGGTGTCAACCAGGTATTGATACCGTCAAACCATATTGCTCGAGTTAATAATCTGTCTATTAATTCTTCCGTTCGATTTTTTGGGGGCGGTGAAATTCGCAGGCTGGATGATTGTGACATCCCTGCGGTTGGTAATCTTGCAGTATCACCCGGTGTCTATGTATTTGACGTTGTTGAGCCTACAGCGGTAGTGGTGTTTGACAATCTAACATTGGACGCCAATCAGGCGGCGCAGACTAATGCAGAGCCAACCGGTATCTTTGTTCGCGTAGGAAACATGACAACAAGCGACCCCGATATTAGAACGATAGTCAGATTCCGCGACGTTACATATAAAAACAACTGCAAGCTGGCCATTTATACTGCTACTGGTGATAACAGTGACCATAGAACGATAGTAGTAATTGATGGTAAATGTAGTTTTACTAACGGTCGATTTAACACGGTTGATTACGATAGTGATTTCATCCGCGTTACTGATAGAACCGATTTGTGGATAGATAAGGGAACATTTGAAATAAATGAGGCTACTGGGGTCGATGAATACACATTTCCCGCTGTTCGCCTTACTGTGCAAGCAGCGACGTTCGGTGTTGATGATGGTCCGCGCTGCTGGATTTCCAATTCTTACTTTAACAATTTGGGACGCCCTTCTGCGGCAGTTGATGCAATTGGCGTTATTGATTTCTATCGTCAAGCCAAGGATGTGCACATTACCAATTGTACTTTTGAGGATTGCAATAAGTCACCGGTTCGCGGAAAGACCAGTGCTCAGCGAGTCACCATCAGTGAAAACCACATGATCAATTGCCTTGATGACTATGCGATCAATATAACGCCGTCATCAGATAGCACGCCTCCAAATTTTGGCCAGTACATTATTGATGGCAATATCATGGAGGCGTGCGCAGGCATGATTTCTGTTGTTGCGAATACAACATTTACTGACCCGTCATTTGATATGCATATTACCAATAATGTAGGTAAAGACATAAGTGGATTAAACTTTGCAATTTATGCCAGACGTGTTGCAGGAATAGTTGTTGATAACAACACAATAAATGGCTCCACTACGGGTGGTATACAATTAAGGGAATGCTCTCGCCAAAAGATCAGTCGGGCAAAAATCTACGATATTGCAGGCACGACATCAGATCACGGTATCTGGATAAGATCGTCTTACGGTGATATTGAGATTTCAAGCTGTGACGTTTTAACCGCTACAGGCCAAGGTATTACTGCAACAATAGATGGTTCTCACAGCGGCAGATTTAGCGTTAACGATTGTACGACTGACGGCACTCAGGATTACGGGATAATTGCCAACACTGGAGCATTTACTACAATCCGTTTCGCGAGCAATGATTGCACGAATATAGCCGGATTAGACAGGGGATTCTATGCCCCGTCAACACGCTCTGCCCTTATTGTTATAGGGAATTCAACTGATGCTGCAACACCGCTTACAAACTCTGGTGGCGGAGTTAAATCAGAAATAGGTAATAGCTGGCAGATGTCGTAAGTGATAAACTGACACGCAAATCAACGGTGAAAGGTTATGCCAATGCCAGATAATCAGGCTCAGACGAACGAAGTCATATTTAAAAAAATTGACGAACACGGAGAGCGGATAGCAAGCCTTGAGACGTTCAAGGAGGTTACGCGGCATAGGCTTGAGAATGGTGACCGCCGTCATGATGAGATATGCGGCCAGCTTGTCAGAACAGAGACCAAGGTAATGGAAAAACTAGGCACTCAGGAAAAAATGCTAACCGATCTAAACAATGAAAAGCTTATGGCCCAAGGTGCTAAAAACCAATGGAAAGCGATAGGTGCGCTCGTTGCCATTGTTTATACCGCCTTACAGCTGGCTATCCTTATAAAGACATTTAGTGGTGGCTAAGTGAATTTTACCAAATACGGCGGCAGACGCTTTCTTATGTGTATGGGATGCGCAACCGTATGTACTGGGTTGGTAATATTTGGAGTAATCAGTGAAATAACCTTCCGTGATATAATCCTTGGCACTGTTGCTGCCTATATCGCAGGCAACACAGCCCAGAAATTCAAATCCATAGAGGTAACACATGACACCTCAACTCACGAAGATCATCAAATCCGCTCTCCAGAAAACCGGTACTGATATAGAGCTTGCCATGATGCAGGCGTTTATTGAGGTTGAGTCTGGTGGTCGCGGATTCGACAAAAACACCGGGAAAATACTCATTCAATTCGAGCCGCACTGGTTCAAGCGTAAAGCGCCCTATGCTCCATCTGGGGAATGGTCAGTCAATAAGGTGGACGTACAGTCGAAAGAGTGGCTAGCGTTCAATGACGCGTTCCACAAAGACCCAAATGCCGCAATGGAGTCGACATCTATCGGCCTCCCGCAGATCATGGGGTTTCACTGGAAACGCCTTGGATATGAATCTGTGGGTCATATGTGGGATGACTTCAAGGAATCCACAGAGAACCATGTCGCAGCCCTAATCACATTTATCGAAACCGACCGACGCTTAAAACAAGCGATGATTGATAAAGATTGGCATATGATCGCATACATTTATAATGGATCTGGTTATATGAATATAGCCCACAAATACGGCCGGGAACCATATAACATCAGCCTGAAAAAAGCCTACGAGCGGTATTCTGGTGGTTCCAATGGCTAAACTCTATCTGATACTTGGTGCTGTCGGGCTGCTAGCGTTCCTCGGCACCGGTTGGTACATCAGCGATCTTAAGGGCGACCTGAAAGAGGTTAAAGGAGAAAGGGATAGGGCGCAGCTTAGCGCAGACGCCTACGAAAAGGCATTAACCAGCGAAAGGGAATCAGTTGGTCGAGTCACGCAGATAGCCGAGCAAAACCTAAGAGACCTAGAATATGCAAAGCAAACTATTGAAGAGCTGCGCGCTTCTGTCGATGCTGGCAACACTGAGCTGCACGTCAACGCAGAGTGTCCCGACACAGGAAGCGTGCCCGCGTCCAGCTCCAGCTCCAACGCATCTAATGCAGCCAGCCCCAGACTTACAGAGTCCGCTAGACAAGCTTATTTCACCTTACGTGAAAGACACGCCGAAGCCACCACTCAAATAAACGGATTGCAGAAATATATTTTGAGTGAGTGCAAATAAAAAACCCGCCGATTAGGGCGGGCATTATTTTGCTAAATTCCTACCCCATCAGGGGAAGCTGGTCTGCTGGGTGGATTGCCTGATAATGCTCTGTAGCGATCTATGGTTTTACCTGTTTCGTTTTCAATGAAAACCTCATAGTACACATCTTGCCCGCTTGTATTTGGGCTTAACTCAAGCTCAAATACCTTGCATTGATCATCTTTAAATGACGGGTATACATACACATGTGTTACTGGATATGACTCACAAACAGAATAATGAGGCCCGCAAATGACTGTTTTTTCGTTTCCATGGCGGAAGAACTTTAATGTAAACATGATTGATTTCCTGTGTGATTGAGTGATTAAGCCTTTCGGCATCTTTATTGTACACACAAAAAAAGACCCCGCATAGCGAGGTCTAAACGGCCCTATAACGAGGGATTGGGAGGCTAGGGCCGGATGAGTGATGCAAGTATATCAGTAATCCACTTTCAAAGTAATTTTTTGATCGTCAAGGCAGTTAGCAGTAATAGTTAACTCGGTCTTCCCGTCATCTATCCACGTAAGCGGTGATAGGATTTTAACAGCCGGGGAATGCTCGCCTTGCTCATTGGTAATAATCAATGAATTTAATGCTTTGGCGTATTTAAGCACTCTTGGTAGCTCTGCACAAATACGGTCAATTTGATCATCATCAAGCTCGACTATATCGAGCAAGTTAGATATTTTGTATTCGTTGCTCATTTCTCACCCCTATCATCATCCAGGCTAACAAAATCGTCTCCGTAAATATCGTTGTTCCCATCATCAATCTTCGGCGCACCGAAAATGATGGCCAGCGAGAATGATGCTGCTATTACTATCAGCGCTAACGCAACATAATATTGGTAGTTTTCCATGCTATTCTGACGCCTTTAAAATTCTATAAGCCCATGCGCCTTTGTGGGTGCACGCGTTAAACCCATCTCCGCCATTCACAACTACTTTGGCCATATATCCCATCTCAATCAACTTGTCTCTCCCAGTTTTGCTTGGGACATCCCCATCAAAAAGCGGGCCCACTTCGTAAGAGGCGACGATACAATCGCGCTCTGCATTATTCATATCCTGAACTTCGATAATAAGTTCGCAAGCGCTTTTTATCTCTTCCGCTGAAGAAAGTTTGGTGCTTTCGTGCAATGTTTCTAGCAGTTTCTTTAATGTAGGCATAGCTATTTCCTCTTTAGCCGCTTGTTGGCGTGCGATTTCAGATCCAGCAACTCAGGCTCGCCATACTGGTTCCGGTTGATGATGGTTGAACTATTGATAGCCGTTTTACCAGATTCACACTCTACAATCATACCGCCAGATCTGATAAATTCCTCAACCTCTTTCGATACGTCTTTGTTGTCCATAGTGCTTACCTATTTAGATTCGCTGCAATCAGAGTAGTTTGCTGTATCCGGGCAGTCAGTTTTAAGGCCATAAACAACCAGGACAGCGAACAGGATTACCAATATTACAACCAACGTCTTCATGCTATTCCCCTTCTGCCAGTCCGGCAGCTTTTAGGTTTTGTAGCTGCTCGCTCTCATGGCTCGGGTAGCGGTCTTTATCGTATGCAAGGATCATATCTGTGAATGCTGCTAACGCTATCAATCGTGCGTCACCGCCTGTTCTCATTATTAGCTGAGCACATTTCTCACCAGCATCAACAACGTGCTGCGGAACAATAGCCCTCTCAACCAATACATGTCCATCCGGCACCGCCTGCTGCGATGGGGCCGGTGCGAGATCGCGAATAAAATCGCTAATCTCGTGGCATTCTGATGCTGACAATGCACAGCATTTAGGGCCGGGGGCTACTAACCGCTCTGCTAATTCAAGCATCCGATCGTCCGGCACCGCCTGCTGCGATGGGATTCTATAGTAATTTTCGCCAACTTTAACCGCCGACACCTCGCCGCAAGCCTCTGGATTTTCGTACCAAAGACCGGAGCAGGCAGCCTGAAACATTGGCTTTTTTTGCTGCGATGGGATGGGGCGGGTGTAGAGCGGACTGTAAAGACACCTTGTGAATTTCTTTGCCCATTCATGAGGCTTCAGGAAATCGTGAGGCCCATCCGGATTACCTGCTGGGACGTTTACATAATATGACGGCTTCTGCCCCTCTTCCGCCTCTTTGTGTGCGCGGAGTTCGTCATTCTCCGCCGCCATATCCCGCGCAAACTTGGTCTGCTCGTCCAGTTCTCGTTCAAGCCTCTTAATCTTAGCTTCGAGCATATCCCGAATGCCAAGCAAGTTTTCATACGCTTCTGTTGTACACATATATTCACCAATTGTTTTTAACAATTACGGCCAAAACAGAGAAGAATACCAATATAAGCAATGATATTGAAAATCTATCTTCTTTCGACTCTGCCTTTTTGTACTCGTCAATCATTGCACACAGCATGCCTATTGTTATTAGGGCGGCTATTGCAATCAAGACGGACCTAAAATCAATTTCCATGGGGAGCCACCATTTTGAACACGCCGACTTTCGGATCACGGCCAGGGTCACGAGCCTTGTTAATTTGATCTACCAGTTTGACAATTGCTGAATTGACAGCCTTTATTCTATCTCCACCGTGGCGGTCGTATTTCTCGTGCATATCAAAAAGACCGTGCGATACAGTAACCTGTTTTTCGAGGGCGATTATGTTGATTTTGTTCTCAAGACAAAAAAGAAGCTGATCGCCGTATTTGTCGAAGTAGATCATGATTGCACCCTCTTGTACTCGTAAACTTCGCCGTTAATGTAAACCACTGGATTGGTTGGGCCAGCGGTCGCTTTAAGCTGGTCTTCGAGCTGCTGTACTTGCCGAACCAGATTAACAGTCATATGGCAATACATTTGGTCTTTTGACCACTGGCCACGCTCGAACATATCGACGCAGACCTTAACCACCGGGTTAACCTCTGCTAGTTTTTCGACGTCTGCGTAGTTCATAGCCCTGAATCCTCAATATAATCAACAGATAAAAATTCGCAATCGTACAAAAGATCATATTTGCAATCAGACTCATCGATAGCCATTTTAATGGCATCTTCTTTGCTGTTTGCGCGTACAGTTACAATGTCAAAATGCTTTTCTATTACTTTTATTCGATACTCTTTCATACCCACACCCTCGTTTATTTATCGTGTTATTAATGTAGCTTAGTTTTGTGTTGCGGTTTGTAAAGAAGCATCAAGATTTGTTAAGGTATGCATGAGTGGCGAGAGCCCATGCGGCACCATATGCTGTACTAATGTAATAATCAGAAGGTCCGTTGAATATTCTAACAAGGATTACCGCTGTCAAAACAATGGAAAACGTTTTTAAATACGCCATCAATAAACCCTCAGCACCTTAGGGCCAATAGTAAGCCGAGCCTCATATAACGCCTGCTCAGCGGTTGCAGAATAGGGCAGTATCATCGATCCGCCCTTTCCGTTTATGCAGCGGAAGTGCAAGCAGGTTTTACACTCTTCGCTCTCGCTCATACCTAACTCGTTCCTGCTGGCCTAAATAGTTAATGGTAAATCCCCGGTTTGGATTCGTTACCGTCCGCTTTGTTATCGGAACCTCTTCTATTTTCCTGCCTGAAGCGAGATATTCGGAGATCTTTTGTTCTAGGTCTTGTCGGTTCATTTTGGTCGCTGTAGATGGTTGTTATTTAATAGTTTCACTTTCAGATGCGTGCTTTATGGACTTTCGTATATCTTCAAAAAGATTTTCTGTGATATTTTTGTGCCCATCAATCAGTCTATTAGCTATATGCACGGGGATCTCAATTAATACATTCGGCGGTTTTTTGCTGCTGTAATACCTTAGAGTAACCTGCTGTGACTTTTGCATAATCCACCCCTCAATGTGTTATCAGGCTATATCGACTTTCGTATTGCCTTTTCCAGCATTTCAGAAAATGCTTGCTCGCAAACTCCACCAAGTCCAGTTTCTTTATCTGGATATGATCCGCCTTTTGCCTCAAGCCTTTGACATTTATCATTGCCGATGTCGAATTCCTTAAAAATCTCGCTAGCAACTTTTTTTGAAAGAGATTCAATCATTTAAAATTCTCCAATGTGTTATCAGATTCTCATGCCGTAACTGTCATGCCAGATATAACAGATCCTATAAATGGATTCCAATACCACGCCGCATCTTTTTTTGCCTCCCAAAATATATACTCAATAACATGCGAATTGCATAAATTAGAATTTTTACACTCGTTGATAGCTGACTTCATTTTATTAATTTGATTTTTAGTAAACATAAAAACTCCTAATCTATATCCATTATTCTCACCCCATAGCCCAATATAAGCTATGGGATTTACTTAGCTTTACCTACAGACTTCTCCCGGTTACGCCTCACGCGCTCAATGCGCCTATGCCTGCTATTCTCTTCTTTCAGCTCTTGAAGCTCTCGAATCCGCTGGTTGCATAGCTGCATCTTTTCCCGCTGATTCTCTGTCAAATCTCCAATTAGCGAGTCAATGCTAATATCAAAAGCCTTTGCCAGCTTGAGGGCAGTATCCAGGGTAACATTGCTATCCCTCACTTCGATCTGCGCTATTGTTGTCTCGTTAACACCGGCTAAGGCCGCCAGATCCCTCTGGCTCAACCGGTAAATTGCGCGGTAGTATCTGAGCTTTTTTGCGATCATAGAATGTATCCATCATGGGTTACTGCAAAATCTTTGATAGCCTGCTCAATCCATGCATTAGCCTTCGCGCACTTTTCAAGCATGGCTTTTTCGATCTCTAAATCGCGCGTGTAGGTAGCGACGGTAATGCGGTGGTGCATTGGTATTGCGGCGTCGATAAAGTGGATCTTAGGGTCATCCCACGGCTTCAGCAGCTCTTCCGGCGTGTCGATTGCGCAGTAGGCTATCTCCCACTCAGGCAGGTCAAACAAGCACATATATCCGCGAGCCTGCCATTCGTACGCTTTCTTACCAGCCTGATCGGCAGTCAATGGAAACGTAAGCAATGACCATGCAATCTTGATGTCAACGCCCTTTCGCGATCCTGTTGCGATAAGGTCCGGCTCTCCGGTTATGATCCCGTTATCCCGCCGACCATCCGCAGTAACCTTTTTCAAGTCGTAAAGGAAAACATCGTTGTAAAGCTGCACGCCTGCATCCTCGCACAACTTGCCCTTCTGGATGCACTTCACATCATCCAACTCCTTGCGAACCCCAAACAGCTCTTCACGGGCTATCTCAAGCATCGCCGCCTTTGCTGTTTCTGACCATTCCTCGTTCTTGCTGCGAGGTTCGGTCATTATCTTTGCTATCGAGCTACACCGGATCATTTCGCCTCTCCTGAAATAATAGCCTCGGATTGAACCCTAGCAATTTGCGCAGGAGTAAGATCAAAAGACGCATTAAGCCGAGCCACGGTGTACTCTCCGTTGTTTATTTTGGCGATTGCAGAAGTTAGGCGCTCATCAGTAATGACTTGCTTGGATGGCTCTTGCGGTGTCGCAGCTATTGGCTCTTCGGGCTGATCTTTTGTGATGTGCAGCTCTCCCTTGTGCCAAAGCTCTAAAGCACAACCGAAACGCATTGCGGCATTTCGTAAAGCATCACCTATAAGCTCCTTTACTGCATCGCCACCACTTTTTCCAGTAGCATCGCCGTAGCCAAGCCGAGTAACCCCAAGGATTGTTAACTTAATCCATAAACCTCCTATCTTGTCGAGGGCGGGCAATCCATCTGGACCTAGCGCAAGAGGCTCCCATGACCATGCAGGATCTACAGACAATAGCCTGTCAGTAATTGCCGCATGGCCAACATAGTCAAGGTGGACAACGTTTGGATGGTGCCATCCACCGCAAAGTTTGCACCGAACGCCAGCCTGAAAATTAGCCTTAACCGCATCTGTCTGCGCCTTTGTTGGCTTTGGCAGCTTTCCGATCTGGTGAGGCTCGAATGGCTCCCTAAGCTTTTCCATAGCACATTCAAATTGTTTTTCTCTTAACTGTTGCTCGCTCACTGGCTATCCCCCTTATTGATTGATTTATAGTTTAATCCATAGCTAGGAAAGCGTTCGCCAGGAATAATAGCTTTGTGGCTTTTTACTAGGCTCACTTTCCACTCTTCGCTCTGGACGCCATTAAACGCAATACCCATGGTAAATATTGTTATTTTTCCTTCGTTTTCGACAATTGATCCGTCGAAATAGCTTGTATATTGATTTGAAACAATTGCAGTTAATCCGCTTTGTGGAAGCCATTCTTCATGATCCGTCCCGATATAATTACCGTGCCATAACTGAACAACGTCGCCGGTAAATAATTCGTTGCCGTGAATGTCCTTTTCACCCGTTGGTACTCCGCATTCGCACATGCAATAAGATCCGCTATAGATTCTCATTTACTCCCCCTCCCCAGATTCGCTTAATGACTCAATGTAAGTGTCTAGCTCTTCCTGAAATGTTGCCTCAAGGTTTGCCCAGACGTTGTTTTTTACATCATCAACTGCCAATTTCGCGTCGTATGCGAATGTCATTGTATACAGCGCAAGGATTCCATCGTTAGCGAAGAAGTCTGTCATGCACCCCTTAAACTCCCCATGATCGCCGACAGTCATCGCGAAAACGACAGCCGTATCCTTGTAATCATCCGGCCAATCCAGAACAGAATCGCCGTAGTTTTCGTATGCGTTTTGCAGGAATTTACTTGTTAGTAGGTTTGTCATATCCCCTCCGTTAAAACCAAATTGTAATTGTTTGCTGTGTAAAGTTGCGTAAGTTTTGGTTAAGATTGGTTGCTCTGCGTTAACTTAATCCAATCATTCAAAGCAGATATTCTTTTCTGGCCAACGCCAACCAGATATTGTCTAACGGGCTTGTTATTTTCCCGCTCCGAATGGACATACCAGTACTCCCCAGACCACCACCAAGACAAAGTTTTATTTCTCCATTTTGAGATCAATCTATTTTCCGACGCTCCGCTTCTCGTTCTCATAGCTCTTCATCGATCAATTAAATACTGCAACTCATCACGAGTTAGATTAAAAGTGGTTCTAATTGTGCTGTGACGTACAAGCTCATCGCGAAGCTTATCAACCCACTCCGGCGACCCTTGCTCGCTCTCATGGCTCGGGCAATACCGCTGACCCACGTGGGTCAGTAACGGCTTTCCGCACCGCTCGCACTTGTTGTTTTCTTGGCTGCACTTATATGTGCTTTGCGCCCCCTCATGGCTCGGGCAGCGGTCCGGCGATGGAGCGGCATTTATCATTCTCTCGTAAATATCATGCACCTCGCTATGAGTTACGTGAATGTAGTGCCGCTCAAGATTTGCATCAACGCCAGCAAAGATCTTATTGGCACTGCCAGCCTCCTTTTGTTCCTTTGTTGGCCATTCAGGAACCAGCTTCCACCCATCCGGCACCGCTTGCTGCGGTGGGATGGGGTGGGTGTATAGAGGTTTCGCATCAGACCAATATTTAGAGTTAGTTGCCTTTTCGCCGGGACCGCAAAGCACTTTTTGTCCGCTTAAACTTTCCGTAATCCACGCTGCTGGCTCCTGCCCCTCAGCCGCCTCCTTGTATGCGCGGAGCTCGGCTATCTCAGATTGGCACTGCTCAAGCTTCTTTTTAGTATCCGCAAGCTCTCCGCAACCGTGCTCCAAGATAGCATCGGCGGCTATCTGCATAAAAATACCGGGGCAGCTTTTACGATCCATCGCCACCCAAACAGCTTTCTGCAAGTCATGAACACGAGCAGAACGTTTGTTGAATAGCGCTACATATTGGTTTTTTGCTTCTTCAAGCTCATCCTCGGCGGCGCGCAGTCTGTCAGTCAATCCTGAAATATCTTCCTTAAGGCAGCTAATATCTCGGTAAAGATGAAAAACAGCTGATGAAAGTCGCCCAGTATCAGAACACTCGATTAGCTCTGATTCATTTTTGCTATCACACCAAAGCGTTCCAATTTTAGATTCTTCAATATCCATAAATCCCCCTTAGTCAACCGAATGACCGGCATCGAGAATTAGTTTTAGCTTTTTGCTATGAGCAAGCCGCCCTCTGTTAAATAATCTTAACCCATGCTTTAGGCAAAGCATCAAGCATGTATGAACCTATGTTGCTTCCGCGCGGTGATATATAAAAAATACCGTCGTAGTAATTTACGCTGTACTCGCTCCCGCCAACATCTCGATATAAACCAGCCATAAATCCCTCTTAGTTATCGGTAGTGGTAGATTAGCCCCACTTAATAGTTGTGTCAACACATAAATGTAAAATAGATTAACTTGACACAGAAACATCATTGCTATAGATTAAGCAAAACAACGGAGGACTTTATGCATAGAAACACACTGATAGACAAGATTAAGCAAGAGATTCGGATGCAGTTTCCAACCAATAAAGCAGCGGCTGAGCACTTTGGAATAACAAACGTCCACCTTAGCCGGGTTTTGAATAGTGAAGAGAAGCCAATCCCTGATTCAATCCTAGATTGGATCGGCTACGAAGGCGTAACAGTAACCACTTACCACAAGGTGAAATCATGAAAAAGTCAGACATGCCAGGAATGCCGATTTTCAATAGCCACGGATTTATATCTGATATTTGTCATGTTAGTGATACTAAGGTGCCCGCTATCGGAATGACAAAGCGCGAGATATTCGCTCTTCACGCAATGCAGGCAATAGCTTCAAACCATAGGCTAGTTGACTCTTTACATGACTCGGCAATTGAGTATGTTCGCGACAGATCTGTTGCTCTTGCAGATGGACTTCTTGCCGAGCTGGAGAAAACCAAATGACTATATTATTAATATTCGGAATTCTGCTTGGCGTTGTATGTATAACGCTTGGCATTTTCAATTTCAACAGGGAGCGTCCCGGCGAGACAGAAACCGGAAGGCACAGCAGGGAGAATTCTGCATTTAGTATTTTACTATTCGGAATTTGCGTTTTCAGCGCGACGATTTCAATTTGCTTTCTAGGAGACTTCTAATGACCACACCCACCCGCTATTACATGTGGATGGCACAACAAAAGATGAATCAATTCGTTAGGTTTGGGAGGTAGGTATGGATAAAATATCAACGCTTAATAGCAGCCAAGTCAAAAGAGTAATGCTTTACAAATATGATGGCGATGATGGTCTTTTGGCTGAATGGTCGCATGGGAGATTTCAGTGGTATCGAGTTGATACGGGTCAATACATAAATATTGACAATTATGAATTATGGAGAGAGGCATGAATAAGTTCTTCATTCCAAAACGCGGCGACACGGTGCGCGTTAGATTGCATAGTGGAGAGGTAGTTGAGGCTACCTATCTAGAGTCTGGGGCCACTAGGGGCAATCACTTTGTTGCATATGGAGGATCGCAATATATGGCGTGCAGACATACCGGAGCGCCTCATTTATGCAGAATAATTGGCCCCGGCGCAGTGATGGAGGAAAGAAAATGAAGTGGGTATTTTTAGTATTGTCGTTATTAACATTGATTAATGGCGATTTTTCAGCGCACGTTGGATATCTTTGCATTGGGTTTATTTTTCACTTTTCAGAGGAAATTATTAAGGAGATAAGAGAATGCAAGAAATAATCCTCTGCTACATCTTGCTCTGCATAACTCCCTACTGCCTGTGGATTTTGGTCGGGATGGTTACTGATGCGCTTGATAAAGCTGGCATCACATACGAACAGGAATAGGAGAGAGATTGTGAACAAAGCTAGAATCTTCTACGTTATATCCGGCGTAAAATATTGGTGGTCTGGATGGTTCGGTTCTCAACTTGCCTCTCGAGAGTGGCGCAATGTGCCGGCAGGAACGCAACGGGATTTGTTTATAGATCATGGAATGCCGTGGATAAGAATAACTGTTTTCCAGTGTAGGAAAAGGTTTTTCAAATATGATGTTAGCTGGACAATATCACTTTCTGGTGACACCAATTCACAAAATAAACAGATAAGAGAACTAAAAGAAATTTTTAAATCTTTGGTTTAGCAGAAAACGTGGAAGCACGTAAGGTAGGGGAATGATGGATAAGTACCAAAAAGCCATCTTTGAATATGATGCAGCGAGAAAGCAGATTATCGAGATTGGCCGTGATATTTCAGATTCGATTGGTGTATATGTTGGCGATATATATCGAAAAAAGTGCACATGTGGAAATAAATCTGAAAATCCGTTTGATGACACGGATTGTGTGCCTCTGCTCTACAAGTGGAATATGGACAGCAGGGAATATGATCGATGGAAAAACAGAACCCATTATTATGAAGAAGATTTCGAGCCTGACGGCCCAGAAAGCGAAGAGCCGCCAGAACTATGTGAAGCCGGAAAGCTGACTGACAAGCTAATACAGGAACGCAAGGCAGCAAAGAAGAGGTTCGGTATTGCTAAGCGACGACTATCAGCCTTAGCCAAAGGTTTAACCAAGACTGACGTGTAAGGGGATATTATGGGTGAAGTAATAGAATTTCCTGATTCATCGGAGGGAAACACATATACGCGCGAAGCCGGAATAATTGGATCGCTAAACATAGCTACCAGGGCTGAGCTTATTTTCCATAAAGGGAAAGCATATATTGCTATTGGAAGCGAAATTCTTGAATTTTCATCAAGAAAGGATGCCGCCGAGTGGTTCCATCAAGGCGCTAAGCTTCTGGATAGTGAGGATAGGTGGCTAAAAAGCGAGTATGTCGGCGTAAATTATGATGACTGATCTGAGTTGCCAAACGAAACCTAAGTGTTAGGGGATATTATGAGCTACCTGATAGATATTAATGATTTGCAGTTCGATCTAAAGAGTTGGACAGAAAAGCAGTTCCCACAGCGCACAACATCATCCATCCTTGCTCATTTGAGAAAAGAGACTGAAGAGGTTGAGGGAGACCCAAAAGACATTATGGAGTATGCTGATTGCATGATGCTATTGCTGGATGCGGCGAGCTATAACGGAGTTCGTGCTAGTGATATATTGACTGCATGCTACACAAAGCTGTCGATAAACAAAAAGCGAAACTGGGGGTCGCCAAACGATCAGGGTTTCGTTGAGCATGTTAAGGATGTTGTAAATCAAGAAACATAGACTTAGAATAGACGAAGGCCCGATAGTTACTAGCTACCGAGCCTTCAAGAAGTACCGCTGAGTCAGCAGCGATGAGACGATTATATCAGCCTCATTCCCACTGTAAACCCCTGCCTACTCAGCGCCCATTAAAATGTTATGGAGCGCACATGAAAATCTACTGCTGCACGTGTAAAACCGATATTGATGCAAGATTGACCAATGGCAAAGAGATCTATTCCCACCGCGAAGACCTTGCTGCATTGCCATTCTGGAAGTGCGACACCTGCGGGAATACCGTAGGGTGCCACCACAAGACAAAGAACCCCACAAGGCCGCTGGGAGTCATCCCGTCTCCTGAGATCAAGGCCGCTCGCCAACATCTTCACAAGCTCATCGACCCTATCTGGCAGAGCGGAAGAATGACCCGCAAAGAGATTTACCGGCGCATGGGCGACGAACTGGGTTGCGAATACCACACAGCCGAGATCCGCGATATTGAGACGGCAAGAAAGGCTTACCGGGTGGCTTTTAATTTGTCACAGCAGTTGATATAATTGCGATGCGCCTTAGTTACCTTGGAGGTTCGGCGCGCAACCCTTTAGCCGTAAGGTGCCTTGTGACAGGGGCGGGTGAAAACAGCAGGTAAACTTGAGACGCTTTCGATCTAGTCCTTGTTTACCGTAAACAATGGCTAAACCTTTTTGCCAGTACCTGCGACGGTATCTGTCACCAAGGACTAGATCAAAGGCGTTTTTTTATGCTTCCAATTCTGCAAGACCAATCCTTTTTAACCATGTCAACTCGTGATATTGCCGCTCTTATTGGCAAGACTCACACAAACATCAAAATAAGTGCCGATAGGCTAAGCAATGCCGGACTGATAACCCTTGCAGCGCAAGAGTTCGGCCACAACGGGAATACTTACACGGAATACCTTCTTAACAAGCGCGATAGCATTATTCTTGTTGCTCAAAACTGCCCGGAATTTACTGCAAAGATCGTCGACAGATGGCAAGAGCTGGAACGCCAAGTAGCTAATCCGCATCACCAGATACCCAAGTCATTCGCTGAGGCATTACGCCTAGCAGCCGATCAACAAGAAAAAATCCAGGCTCAGGCCGCACAGGTTGAACAGCAGAAGCCCGCCGTGGAGTTCGTAGACCGTTACGTCAAGTCAACCGGCAATCTGGGTTTCCGCCAAGTCTGCAAGCTCCTGAAGGCCAAAGAGAATGACTTCCGAGCATTCCTGCAAGATAGCCGAATCATGTACCGACTGAACGGCGACTGGGTTCCATACGCATCCCATATCGACGCAGGGCGCTTTTACGTAACCACCGGAACCGGAGATAACGATCACACCTTTACCAGTGCCAAATTCACTCCAAAAGGTGTTGAGTGGGTTAGTCAATTATGGGGTGCGAAATGAATAGGTTTGAAAAAGTTCTTTTGGATACCCCGAATTACAGAATCATTGAAGCGTGCCTGCGTGGATATGAGCCAAGGTTCGAGCTTTATGAAAGACGTAAATTTTTGTTTTTTAGTTGGTGGAGTTTTGTTGCTTGGAGCATGAAGCTAGAAAGAATCTATGAAGCTATGAATAAGCGAATGCAATTTATTTAACCGTTCAAAATATCGAGCGGTTTTTGTGCAGTCGTCAACCGCTATATAAACAAGACAGACCCAAAGCCTGAATAGGTAAATCGCGAAAGCGGACACCGGCCATAAGTGGATAAAGTGGATGGACTAATCGCGGCAATGCTTAACCTTGTATCCGCGTCTACGTCATGGGAGCCTGTAGTAGGGCTATTAATTTAGAGGGCAACTAGTACCTACCAGTAGTAGGGAAAGGGGTGAACTATGCCTAAAAGATATATTAGCTACAAGAAAGATGATTTATTGGAGAAGATTTACAAGATTGTAAGAGCGTCTGAAAACGCTATTTACCGCAGGGATTGCAACGAGATGATTTTGTATTTCGTAAGAAACGGTTATTTGCCAACTTCAATGAGAAAGAGAGCTTCTGAGATAGTTGGAATAGAGATTCCAGATGGGCCAAAGCCTCCGGTTGAATCAAGAAGATATTTGTATGCAATCCAGGCTTCGGACAAGGTTAAGATTGGATACTCGGCTAATCCAAAATCGCGAATGAGATCTTTACAGACTGCCTCAACTGATAAGTTATCTCTTGTGTGGCAGTGCTATGTTGGTGATGACGATAAAGAAGCTAAGCGTCAAGAAAAGAAGCTGCATAGAATGATTTCGCATTTTCGTATTCGCGGCGAGTGGTTTAAGCTGGAGTGCCTTGTCGCTGTGCGTGGTTATAGGGTTAAAAATTACTACACAAAGGTAGAGAAAAAGGCAGATGAAATAAACAGCAGTCTTGACAGTGAATATTCAGCAGTCATGGCTAATCTTTAGGAAAAATTATGATCTACAAAAAAATAGCTATAAACATGGCGATATTCAGCAACGTAACCGAGGAGGCCGCACAAGAATTTATCGACCATCGAATCAATATCAAAAAGCCGCTTACACAGGGCGCATTTGATCGAGCTATGGCTACGGCAGTTAAATGCGAGAAGCTGGGAATAAGCGCAACTGACGCTGTTCTGATGGTCGTAGACAAGGGTTGGCAGGGTGTAACATACGAATATATTGCTGCCGAGATATCACGCCGTATGACCGCTATAACACAGGCTGTTACGACGCCCAGAATACAGAATCAGGATGGAAATAGAAGCACGAGGGATAGGACTGTTTTGGAAGATCTCACAGACAGAAGTTGGGCCAACTAATGCGTGGCGTACAGGTAGCAAAAGACAAGCACGACATGTTCCTTTTTGATATGGACCTAAGCAGGTTTAATAAACAAAGATCGCTATATTCGAACATCAGGCCAAAGCAGGAAAATGGATCTTTCGAGGTAATCGTAAAACGTAAGTACTGCGGGTCACGTAAGCGTCTTTCTGATGCAGTAGAGCTTCGTGATTCTTTGATTAGGTAAAGTTATGTAAATATCCACCTAATCATTAAGGCAAAGGGTAAGATTGGGGAAATTAAACGAGGATAGGGTTATGAGTAATGATTGGTATGAGCGCGGTGATCCACCACAAGTTGGTGACAAATTTAAATTTGCTATTTCAGAGATTATGCTTGGGCCGGAGCTTTCTAGATTTTTTGACATTGAGTTAAAGGTTATTGCTTTGGTAGAAATAGAATCTGGCATCGTTGTCTCTTTTTATCACAGGCAAAAAGGCGTTGGTTCTGCCTATTTCTCAAAGGGGGATTTTGCTCCTTCAAAATCCGAGCGTGATAGAACAATTGAAAAAGCGATGAAATCATTGGGTGTTGTGGGGGTATATTGCACATCAGAAATCGAAGACCGATTAATTGCCGCCGCTGGAGCATGGTATGACGCCGGACTGCTGCGAGAAAAACCCGATGCGTGATAAGTTCGAACGAGTCTACGCAATCCGCCACATGAGCGGAACAGATGAGGATATTCAGTCTATCCGTAATCTGCGAGACGGTAGCAGTTACTCAATGCAGCATCTTGAGGATTGCTGGTACATGTGGCGAATGGCTTTCGCGGTTGGTTGATATGACAGCATTTGAACAATGGTGTGAAGTCCTATGGTGGGACTATTCGGAGGAGGTTTAGATGAGCAAGCCTAAGAGAACGCTCGCTGAAATACGCGAGACAAAAAAGCAATTAGCTGCTGATATTGAAAAGTCATTGATCGATCTTCGTGAAACGTCTTTAAAGACGCCAAAGAAACTTGTCCGCGATGGCAAGATGCAGGACGTAGAAGAGTACAAAAAGCTTCAGGCTCGCTGCGTTGAATACCATGTAAACGGAAATGGATCGACAAATCAGCTTATTGCTAAACTGTCAAAAATAAAAGATATGAACAATAAGCTGATGGGATATATTTGATGGCTGATATGGCGCTGTATTGCAGATCAGACGGATTGCTTGAGCCGCGAGCGACAAATGCTGTGGAGTGGGTTAAATCGCAGAAGCCTGGGCAGATGGTTATTGCTGATATTGCCTCGGAGGTTAGAACAGGGCTACAGAATCGTTACTTGAATGGATATGTCTACACAAAACAAATAGTCCACAAGCTGAACGAATCTGGCCAGTTAATGCCAGGCGGCCAGCCATGGACAAGAGACACGCTTCACGCAGCCTTTCAGGATTGCTTCCTGGTTAAGCAGGAGTATTTGCTCAATGGTCGTCATCACAAGGTTTACGAATCAACCGCAACAATGAGCCGCAAAAGATTCTGCGGTTACATCGACGACGAGATAAAACCATTCTGCTGGGATATGTGGCAGATAACAATTGATCCACCAAATGACGGTTACTGGCAGGAAGTTTACCGGGAGATAATGCGATAATGAAAAAACAAGAATACCCAAAGGTAACGTTCCGCGATGCTGACTCGTTACAGGATTATTATGATGATGGGCGTGGCAATAGGTGGTCAGTTGCTCGATTAGTCGATGACACTAAAAACCTAAAGCCGTTTGATGCGCCTCTTGCCTGCATTGACCTATCTGGAGAGATTTGGCGTGGTTGTGATATATACGAATTAGCATTCCATTGCAAAAAGGTTATGGATGCAGACCTAACAAAGCCGATTATCATCGCGTGGGACGGATCGATAGCTGATGGTAGACACCGGATTATTAAAGCGTTATGCATGGGAAAAGAAACAATCAAGGCTGTTAGAATGACTTGGCGGCCTTCGCCGTGCAGCACAGGAAATAATTGATGCAACGCAGAGCAACCGGTCAATCTCGCGGACCTAACACGCTAGAGAAGCAGCATATGGGCTGGATCAAAGATAGGATGATATGTGCAGCGTGCGGTGCTCATGGATTTGTAATCTGTCACCATGCTATGGGTTCAACATTCAAGGTTAGGGTGGGATGTGAGCGGTTGCAGATAGGCCACTTGTTCATATTGGGGCTGTGCCCTAATTGCGACGGGATAGTAACTAACGGTAGCCGAAGGGCATTTACAGATCAGTTTGGACCTCAATGCGATCTATGGCTAATACAGGCCGAGGATTGCCCATTAGAACTACCAACAAACTACATAGCGGGGATAGCGCAGTGCGGACGATAGTTGTAGGGATAGACCCTGATTCAGAAAGGCACGGTGTAGCTTATTATTTCGATGGAGTTTTGTGCTATCTCGAAATGATGAATACGGTTGGTATTTTTGATAAAATATTAAAATCAAATTTCGGTATCGATCAGTATATTTTCAGCATCGAAAACGTAATGGCAAACCAGTTTGTATACGCTAGAAACCGAAAAGGATCGACGGCAAATCAAAGCAAGATTGCAATGCACATAGGGCGATGCCAGCAAGCCCAGGTTGAGCTTATGCGCTGGCTTGACCATTACGGTATACCATACGTATTGCATAAGCCACAGAAGGGCAACTGGGCGGATAACAAGGCGCAGTTTGAGAAAGTTACTGGCTGGACAAAGCAGTCGAATGCAGATACGCGCAGCGCTGCTTACTTCGGCTATCTAGCGCTAGGTTAAGTTATGTAAAGACGCATTACAAACCAGATTAACGCGAGTATATTTAAACACATGTGGTGAGGCGATGGGCTGAGCCGGAATAGATAGGGTTATGAGATGATTAATGCAGCGAGCCTTAAAGATTTAATCGAATCAATAAAAAGCAATCCTTTGACAGAAAAGCTAAAATTCGACAATGAAGGATCCAAGTGTTTTCGTGTTGACTTGGTTCTAACTAAGGCGCAGTGCGAAATGGTTGATTCGCTTTCTATTCGTAGTGTAGATCAAGGCAGAACAGTAAAGCTTGGATTTGATAATGAAAGCTCTCTGGTGGCATCTCGCGGAACTCATAGCGGAACCCGCCAAGCATACCGTTTTCAATATGTAGAATTTAGATATGCTTAAGGTTCTTGATGACAGCATGGAGCTATATCTAAAATCAAGAGCTAGAGTTTCTCAGGCAGACTTTATAATACATAACGCAAAATTAAGGATTAAACATCTTGAGAATGAAATAAAAGATGCTGAGAAATCAAAGCGTTTGAGCGAAGAAGTTATTCGGCTTATACATAAAAGATACGAATTAAGCAGGTAAGCCAATCATTAACCGAGTGCAAAAAGTAACAGGGGCGCTTCAAAGAGTAACGGGAACCGCTTCCCCGGATTTAAGAGGCGGCATTGAGATAGTATCTTTGCTTTGTGGCGGTTGTCCCACAGATAATAAATGTGGGTTAAAGCGTGCAATCGAAAGTTCTTAGAGATGCCTCAGAATCAGTTAATGCTGACTAAAAGGCAGAGATGCTATCTCGATGTGATTAGCTAGGTGGCAACTAGCAGCAGACAAGAGCAGATACATAGCGCGATTCCTGACTTCAGGACTGCATCGCAACCCTCAAAAGCCAGAGGGATCACATCAACGCCTACCCTCTCGGGCGGATGTAGCGAGAGGGCATCGAAACGAGCATTCCAGCCTGACAAGCTAACGGATAGTCTAGTCAACGGTCCGGGAGTGTTCGTTTCGATGTGTGAATCTTGGCGGGGCAGGATAGGTTAAAACCGAGGCGGGGTCGCCCGCGTGGACGCGGATCGGGAGCAAACGAGATCGCCCGATACCTGAGAAAGCCTGCCACACATCCGCGAGCCGAGCGCGGTGGTAACTCGGCAAATATGGGGGCGAGGACTACAGGTTAAGTCGGGAGTTGATGTCGCCAGATGCTGGTTCGAATCCAGCCGCCTCCACCATATTCGCCAGCAATGGCAAAAAGAACGGAAGGAAAGACGCGGAGCATGGGAAGGTCAAGCCCACAAGCAGGCCTGCAAGCGTGGGGATACATGCAGCTAGTCTTGACAGCCCGGAGAGACGGGCAACTATGGTGATGGTAGCTCAGAATTGCTTAGAGCAGTGGTCGCACCGCAGGTCGCTGGTTAAAGTCCAGCCCATCACCCCCTATTCAAGAGACCAATCCCATGCCATGGCAACCAGATAACAGGCGAGACAGAGCAGTAGCTGAAATGTCAAAGCGCGTGCAAGAGGGTAAGGCACGTAAGAAATCGGCGTGGCTGCAAGAGCTGGAGCGGTCACTGCCGGATGATAGCAACAAGGGAAAGTTTTGGATGCAGTCCGAGCAAAGAGGCAATTTAAAGTCTGACGGCACGTTTGACTGGCCAAATGAGTATCAACGATGAACTCCCCGCGTGGGCGTTCGCCATGCTGAACTGTTAGCGGATAACTACCTTTATCATTTTTGCCAAAGCAATCAAAAAGCGCAGCTCAGTGAATAAACGTCAAGTGGACGGTGAAACTCCGCATTAGCCGCCGCCCAAGGTGCCACGAACGGGTATTTAGTCGCTTAAAACACAGTAAACCGCGCACAGACAGGAATACCAAATAGCAATCCAATGGCTGAATTTAACCGAGGATTGCGAAATGAGCGACGACCTGCCTAGATACGAGCACACAGAGATAGTAACGGCGTTACAGATCAGGGCGATGGAGCTTAGGGACGGCGGAGAGCGGTTGATCCTCCACTTTTACGAAGACCACCCGCCCCAGATAGTGCCAATGAGAGTGATACGCGGAGTTCCGGCGCTACACTCATTCATGGTTACAGACGATTTCGGGGCAGTAAAGTTCGTACCGGAGATCGAATTCAGGGTTAGCTACCGAAGGGGTAATTTTACGTGAAAGAGAAAGAAATGGAAGATATAACCGAAATGGTCCGCCAGGCTGACGCTCAGGGATTCATGCCTGAAGTGATCTACAGCTTCTATAAGATGGCAGCGGCCGGTCATTCAATCGAAGAGTCGTGCGCCTGCGCATTAGCGGAGTGGGATATATGAAAAAGTGCTGTGCAGATTTTTGCATCACAAAACCAGGCGATAGGGGTAATCATCATCATAAAATGTGCGATGGATACCGACAAGAAAAGAACCCATATCTGTTTTACCTAGACGAAGGTCTAGATGCATGGGTTCCGGTGACTTCTGAGATTGATGGCATAATTTGCGCTTCAAATATTGATGATGGGGAGCGTGTCGAAATTCATTTTAAGCGAATCGATATGACTGACGAAGAATTCGATGCGATGCCAGAGGATTAATTTATGATCTACATACAAAACAAAAAGGCGTGGAAGGAGTTGCTTCGAGATAATCCTAATGCTGACCCAGTACATCATCCTTTTGCATACCCGTTATATGCTTATTTTGTATTTAACAGTATGAAGGACAGGTATGAGATAATTACTCTTCATTTCGAGGAGCTTAAATCCATGATCGACAAGATAGAGAAAGGGCGGGAGTTTTGATATGGAAGATAAATATTTGGCTGTTTTATGCGAAATTCAAAACATGTGCATTGGTGAAATAACCATGAGCTACAAGCTAGATGCTGAGCATATTGGAGCAATGATCGCTGATGTTACCGGCATGACCAATCCCGAATTAAACAAATTAGTTTCTGAAATGAAAAATGACTTAGGTTAAGTTAAGTAAAGATCCTCGCCAAACACCCTTACAAGAACAATAATAAACACACAAACAACAACGAGGGTGTGAAAAATGAAAAGGTCAACTAAATACTACCGTCCCGCAAACCGTAAATACATGGGAAAAGGCGGATGTCCAGGTGCCGCAATCGGATGCGTCCTGATGTTCTTCATTGGAGTATTCACCGGATTCGAGGCGACGGCGTGTGATGAGATATACCTAAAGGTTGGGGCTAGCTACAAAACGCACTCCGAGGCTTCTACACACCATGAGGGGAAGGATTATCAGTGGAAAGACCAGTCATCACCTATTGGGGCCAGGTTTGAGCTTGGCAAGCAGAAGGGAAATTTCAGCTATGGAGTAGCGCATTACAGCCAGTGGGGTGACGGGTGGCCGGTCAACAACGATGCGGAATCGGCTAGAACAGAGATCTTTATTGACTATAAGTGGAGCTGGAAATGATAGAAGAGCTTAGCGGTGAATTAATATGTTTGGTATAGAAACTATTGTCCATGCTGCCGCCATTGCAGCAATGGCACGGTATGAGTGGGATAAAAAAATTATGGAGAGTATGACTCCAGAGCAAAAAGAATCATGCATTGCCCGAAGAGCTGAGCAGCAAGAATTTGCTATGAGGTTCAGAGAAGTTGATGCAGACGCAAAGAAATCAGATTCAGGTTTCGGGACTGGCGCCCTATTTCTTGCTTTCATATTTGGTTCTTCGCTTTAACCTGTTATACTATAACCTTGCGATGGGAAACCATTAAGTGAGGTTATAGTATTATGGCAAAGTCACCAACTGACGGACTAAGTGCCGCAGACCGCAACAGAAAGATCCGTCAAGATGCTCTTAGAGAGCAATTATCTAAGCAAAAGCTTGTTGAGCAAGTGTCTGATATAGCAAAAAAAATAGGCGACCTAGACCAAGACCTAGAGCAAGACAAGGTTCAGCGCCTTAAGATAGCCGCAGAGCTTAATCTAAAGCTGGTCAACAAGTACCTTCCAGACCTTAAGCAGACAGAACTTATTGGTGATCCGGAGCAGCCTTTGCAGCATAACCACAAGGGGTCTATAACCTTTGTCGGCGTCAATGCAGACTCAAATTAAATGTTTAGACAAGTTCGGCCCGCTTATTGAAAAACAAAAGCGGGTCAAGCTTATTGTCGGCGGCAGAGGGTCAACCAAAACTACATTTGTTGCTGACTACTGCCTAACAAGTGTCATGGACGGTAATATATGGTGCTGCGCACGTGAGTTCCAGAATTCTATTGATGAGTCAGTGCACCGGACCCTATGCGACGAGATAGATAGGCTGTCACTCCCAGGATTTACTCAGAACGCAACAACGATTAGCCATATAAGCGGCGGTCGACCTTTCTATCGTGGTCTAGCACGGAATATAACATCAATAAAAGGCATGCTGTCTGGCGTTAAAGCCCTATGGGTGGAAGAGGGAGAGTCCCTGTCTGAAAAAACTTTGCGTGTTCTTACTGCATCTTTGCGTAACTCTGCCAAAGACGTTGACGAAATGCTCGCCGCTGGAATTGACATTGAAGATATGCCTGTTCCAGAAATATGGGTGACCATGAATAGAGGTTCTCGCGGTGATCCTGTATCAAGGAAGTGGCTAGCGCGTGCCGATTCGGCTCTATTTAGTAAGGGATATTATGAAGATGATTTGATGATTGCTGTGCAAGCAAATTATACGGATATGCCTAGAACATGGTTTATTGGGTCTGGACTTGAGTCAGAGCGCTTGGATGATGAGAGG